ATACAAATACTAACAGTAATGGAACAACGAGCTAAAGTGATGGGTAAAAGTCAAGTTGCTTCCATAGCAAAGAAAGGCAAAGATGCAATTAGAAAACGTCATAACAAAAATACTTAGGTTTATAGATGCCAGAGTAGAAGCTTTAGCCATATCGGTCACATCTGGTGGTGTTGACAATATGGAAAAGTACAGATATATAATAGGACAAATAAACGGCCTAGAGGCCACAAGACAGGAACTCTCTAACCTGCTAGACGATAAGGAGCAAAATGAAAAAGGAACAGTCATCGATATTAACACCAAACAATGATCTTATTGGTGTAAAAAAATCAGAGAAAAAAGAAGAACCAAAATTACCACAGCCAACAGGTTGGAGACTTTTAGTTTTACCTTTCAAAATGAAAGAAAAAACTAAAGGTGGATTAGTATTAGCTGAAACTACTTTGGAGAAGCAACAAGTTGCATCACAAGTAGGATTAGTTATGGCTATGGGTCCAGATTGTTATGCCGACAAAGATAGGTATCCAGATGGTCCATGGTGTAAGGTAAAAGATTGGGTTATGTTTGCACGTTATGCAGGTAGCCGA